ATGAATTTGAGTAATTTCAAAGTTCCAAAAGTTCGTTTAGGAAACAGAACTTATAGTCAAAGCGAGCTACAAGACTATAGGAAAGCCAATACACAAAGGTATAACCAAGAGGTTAGACACAATAGGCACAATAGGGAGTATACAGCGTTCTACAACAGTACACAGTGGCGTAAGTTGCGCAAACAAGTATTATTACGTGATAACTACTTGTGTCAACATTGTTTGAGTAAAGGAATAGTGAATGACAAAGATTTGATTGTTCACCATAAGATTGAATTGAAACGGGACTGGTCTAAAAGACTGGATATGGATAATTTAGAGGTAGTGTGTTTTAGCTGCCATAACAAAATTCATGCTGGATAAAAATTTTAAGATTTTATTTTTTTTGCGGGGCTTCGATAAACCGCATACTTTATTTATTTATCGATTAAACGAGCCGCACTTAACTTTCAATAAATTTCTAAATGAAATCTTAAATATTCGTAAAGTATTTTTACTTTACATTAAAAATTTAGAAAGGAGGGGCGAAAATGCCACCAAGAAAATTATTATCTCAACAAAAAGGTAATTTAACAGTCGAACAACAAGAAAATAAAGAAAATGCAGAAAAAGCGATGTCACAACTCACCGAGATAGATGAAAACCCTCCTGAATGGCTTGATAAAGATGCAATACAAGAATGGCATCGCATATTACCTTTAATTCAAGAACTACCAATAGCAGCTTTAGATATGGGGTTATTAGCCACCTATTGTCAAACGTATAGCAATTACAAGAACGCCACGATCCAATTAGAAAAAGAGGGTATGGTCGTCGAAACCGAAAGAGGAACGAAATTATCTAGTTATTACACAGTACAAAGAGATAGCGTAAATGCTATGAACTCCATTTGTCCTAAATTAGGATTGACAGTTGAGTCACGTTTAAAAATATTGTCGCCAGATACTAAGAAAGAAAAGAAAGATGAATTTGAGGACTTAATGAATGGCAAAGATTAGGGATTATGTTACAGAATATGCAAAAAAAGTAGTTAATGGCGATATTATAGCTAGTAAAAAAAACGTGAAAGCCTGTCAACGCCATTTAGATGACTTGAACGATTCGGAACTCCCTTATCATTTTGATGTAAAGAAAGCTAATCACATTATTAAGTTTCTTGAAATGTTGCCAGATCCTAAAACTGGTAAACAGTTATCATTAGGTGGCTTTCAAAAATTCATTGCTGGTAGCTTAAATGGTTGGTACGACAGACATGGATATAAAAGATTTACAAAAGCCTATATATCGATGAGTAGAAAAAATGGTAAAACATTATTGATCTCTGGAATGGCATTGTACGATTTATTAATGGGTAAAGATCCGTTAAATGAACGGTTGATTGGTTTGAGCGCCAATTCAAGAGACCAAGCTGGTATAGCGTATGATATGACATTAGCACAACTGAAAGCTATTAGAAGCGTTTCTCCTAAGGTTAAATCGATGACTAAGATAACGCCAAGTGCAAAAGAAATATTGAATATTAATGATCGAAGTAAAGTTAAAGCCGTTTCAAATGAAGCTGCAAATTTAGAAGGTCATCAGTTTAGCTACGCAATCATCGATGAATATCATGAAGCTAAAGATAAAAAGATTTATGAAACGTTAAGACGTGGGCAAGTGCTACTGCACAACCCTATATTAATTATTATCTCAACAGCTGGAACTAATTTGAATGGTCCGATGTATGAAGAATATTTATATATTGATAAGATACTTGACGGCATAGCAAAAAATGAAAATTACTTTGTTTTCTGTGCTGAACAAGATGATGAGAAAGAAGTATATGACGTTAAAACTTGGATTAAATCCAATCCACTTATGGAGTTGCCAGAAATGGCACAATTGTTAACTAAGAATATTCAACCAGAAGTTAAAACTGCAATTGATAGTGGTTCAGGATTAAATGGGATATTAATAAAGAATTTCAATATGTGGCGTGCAGCAAGCACAGAATCTTATTTAGATTTCAATGATTGGAAGAAAAATGAAATAGACTTTGATATAAATGGCTCTAAAACTTATATCGGTTTAGACTTATCGCGTGCTGACGACTTAACCGCAGTATCGTTTGTTCATCTTGATGAAGATAATCAAGAGTATTATGTAACTAGTCATTCGTTTGTGGCTACTAAAGGTGGATTAGATGGCAAGATTGATAGAGACTTTATTGATTACAGACAACTTGCAGAAAGTGGTTATTGTACGATTACCGATTTACAAAGTGGAATTATCAATACTGACCAAGTTTTAAATTACATTGAGAATTATATCGACCAATATAAATTAGACGTACAAGCGTTATGTTATGATCCTTACTCAATACATGGTGTTATTGCAGAAATTGAGCGTAGAGATTGGCCTTATGATTTAGTAGAAATCAGACAAGGGCCACAAACACTATCTAATCCGATACTGGATTTTAGACTGAAAGTGATTAATGGGGACATCAAGCATCATAAAAATCCGTTACTAGACATTGCAATAAAAAATGCAGTGGCTAAAGATACTAACGATTCATTAATGATTGAAAAGAAAATGAATAGAGAAAAAATTGATCCACTTATGGCGACTATATTTGCTTATGTAATGGCTTGTGAACATGAATGGGACACAGAAACGTTAATGCCATTATTCTTATAGGAGGTGTGATGATGAAAAAATTCTTATATGCACTTGTAGTAATACTATTATTCGTTGTGGGCTTAATAGGTCTATTCTATGGCTTGTTCATACTTTGGAAGCCGTTAGCTTATATTATTGGTGGCTTGCTGCTCATAGGCCTCTCAGGCGTTTTAAATCAAGCATATGACAATACCTCGATAAGTCAGAAAGGGGGTGACAGTTAATGCCATTACTTGATTTAGGATTTACAAGCAAACAAGAAAAGATGAACAGAGATTTAGAACGATTATTGTATTGGCAAGAACATGGCACACATGCAAGCTATGTTGGTATAAACGCGCTACGTAACAGTGATGTATTTACTGCTACACGTATTATATCTGCAGACATTGCAAGTACCAAGTTGAAAGTTAAAGGTCACGAAACAAATACAGTGATGGACCAAATACTGGATCTATTTAATAACAATCCGTATTCGGACTTACCGGGTTGGCACTTTAAGTTTATAATCATCGCGAATATGCTGCTTAACGGTCAATCTTTTGTTGAAATTGTGCGTGGCAAAAATGATTTTCCTGTTGGATTCCACTTCTTACATAACGACTTAGTAGGAATTGAGGAAAAAGACGGCGAAATTATTTACAACGTAAGTGAAGATGTGGAAGGTAATGCCGTTAAGATAACAAGCGATGATATATTACATTTCAGATATATCACATTAGATGGATATGTAGGATACAGTCCGTTGTATGCACTAGCACATGAGATTGGTATTTCTCAAGGCTCTAAGAGCTTCCTGCGTAACTTCTTCGATAATGGTGGGACTTCGACATCAGTATTGAAGTATAGAAAAGGGCAAATCAATGCTGAACAATTAAGAGAATTGAAAAAGAACTTTTCAGAAAGTCAATTAAAAAACAACGGTGGTTTAGTTGCTATCGATGACACAATGGAATTTAACAGACTACAAATTCCTACCGAAGTATTGAACTTCTTAAATAGTTATAAGTTCAGTACATCTCAAGTTGCTAAAGCGTTCGGTTTGCCGGTATCTAAACTAGGTATTGAAACAGTCAATACATCTATCACACAAGCAAACTTAGAGTATTTGCAAAGTACATTAGATCCAATATTTAAAATGATGATTGCTGAACTCGAAACGAAAATATTTAAATTTATTGATTCTGGTAACGAATTAGAGTTTGACTCATCACGTCTCATTGACATTGATCCAGAGTTACAATTACAACGTATTACTGAATTGCATAGTAAAGGAATTATTTCAACAGACGAAGCTAGAAGTGTATTTGGCTATCAACCTATTGAACATGGCGAGCAACCATTGGTTGATCTTAACAGAGCGCCACTTAACACTTTAGAAAATTACCAAAAATCGAAGATTGACAAAGAAGTCGAAAAGAACTCCATTAAGGGAGGTGATGAGTATGACGAATAGTAACGTTGACACTGGACAGCAAGATATGGTTATTGAGGGGTACGCAATTATCTTTAATTCAATGAGTGATGATTTGGGTGGATTTAGAGAAATTGTAGCGCCTAATGCTTTAAATGATGTAGATGTAAGTGATGTGAAATGTCTAATCAATCATGATTTTAGTTATGTTATAGGACGCACACAAGCAGGAACGCTTGAGCTACAGGTGGATGAAAAAGGGCTATACTTTAAATGCCACTTACCTAATACATCATACGCAAGAGATATTTATGAGAATATTAAAGCAGGCAACGTTAATCAGTGCAGTTTCTTTTACACATTGCCACCTAATGACTCAACGGCTCGTACGTGGCAAAACATAGATAATGAGTACGTTCAAACCATAAATAAAATCGATGAATTGATTGAGGTTAGTATTGTTACAGTGCCAGCCTACAAAGATACATCGGTTGAAGTCGGTCAACGTGCGAAAGACTTAAAGAAATTCAAACAGTTGGAACAAATGAAGATAGCATTGGATTTAGAAAGCCTACGTTTTGAAACGTAAGGCTATTTTTTATACCCAAATTTAATAAGGAGGCTTATACATGGCTAATTTAGATGAGCGCAAAAAAGAAATCGCTAATCTGATTTCTAAAGCGCAAGAAGCAGTCGAAAAAGGCGACCTCGAAACTGCTCGTAATTTAAAAGCTGATATTGATGCTCAAAAGAAAGAGTACGAAGAACTCGAACAGCTTTCAAAAGAAATTGAAGCGTCAGCACCTAAACAAGATGAACCACCTAAAGATGAAGGTGCAGAAGTTGAAGATAACAAAGATGGTAATTCTGGAGAAGAATCAGAGAACAAACCTTCTGATGATGAACCAGAAGGAACTTCAGATGAAGAAAAACCTGATGATGCACCAAAACCAGATGACAAACCTGAAGAAACACCAGAAACACCTACTATTGAAAAAGTAGAAGAACCAACAGAAGAAGAATTAAAAAAAGAAAAAGACAAAAAAGAAGGAGCGAAACGTTCTATGGCTAAATTAAACCAAAATCCAGAGACAAACGAAGAAATTCTAGCATTTGAACAGTACATGAAATCAAAAGGGGCTAAACGTGACAATGTTAAATCTGATGACGTTGGCGTAACTATCCCAGAGGATATTAAATATATTCCTGAAAAAGAAGTTAAGACAGTCCAAGACTTATCAGAATTGGTACAAAAAACTTCAGTATCAACTGCAAGTGGGAAATACCCGATCTTAAAACGTGCTAACGCTAAATTCAACACTGTGGCTGAATTAGAGAAAAACCCTGAGTTAGCTCGTCCGGAATTCGAAACAATCAATTGGGAAGTAGACACTTATCGTGGATCTATTCCGATTTCACAAGAAGCATTAGATGATTCAGTTGCTAACTTAACTGCTATTGTTTCTGAAAATATTAACGAACAAAAAATCAACACTTTAAATGAACGTATTGGTGAAGTTTTAAAAGCATTCAATCCTACTAGTGTTTCTAATGTTGACGACTTAAAAGAAATTATCAACGTTAAATTAGATCCTGGTTATGACCGCCAAATCATCTGTACACAAAGTTTCTATCAAAAACTTGATACATTAAAAGATGGTAACGGTCGTTATTTACTACAAGACAGTATTATCAACACTGCAGGTAATACTGTGTTAGGTATGAATGTAACAGTTGTGCGTGATGACTTGTTAGGTAAAAATGGAGATGCACTAGCATTTATCGGTGATGTAAAACGTGGTGTGTTATTTGCAGACCGTACAGACGTTTCTGTTCAATGGATTGAAAATGAAATCTACGGTAAATACTTAATGGGTGCTTTCCGTTTCGATGTGAAACAGGCTGATAAAAATGCTGGTTTCTTCGTAACGTTTGAAGATGCAACAGAACCTAGTGGGGATCTAGGAGCATAAGTAAAGTAGGTGATTTCAATGTTCAAAATAGATGACGTTGAAGCCATTAAACAAGCGATACGCGTCGACCATGATTTCGATGATGACTTAATTATGGAAGTGTATTTACCAGGTGCGATTAACGAAATTAAAACAGCTGTATCTTTAAGGGAAGAAGATCAACCTTTTTATGAAAATAACGGATTGTTTAACCTTGCAGTATTGAATGTTGTAGCACATCACTACGATAACCGTTCAACTACTTCCAACGAACAAACTTTCGAAGTACCTGCATCTTCTGTAAAGCTCGTTCAGACATTAAGAAGTAGCTTGATTAAATGGCGTAAGGATAACATTGAGGTGATAGTCGATGAACCTTAACCAATTAGATTACAGAGTTACTTTTTATGAAGTTGTGAATGATGGTCCAGAAGCAGGAATGAATGAACAAAAAGAAATATACAGTTGTTTCGCTGGAATGTATGAGCCAACACAAAAAGATGTACAGTTAGGTAATTTAGAACTTAGTAAAAGGTCAGTTACATTAAATATTAGAGACGCACAACCTCAATTTCTACCAAATCCAAAACACGTATTTGAGATAAAAAATGGTATGTATGCGGGGTTGTTTTTTAATATCAAAAATGTAGCACCTTCTAAGACGCCTAATTACATTAAAGTGGTGGGTGAAGAAGAATGACTATAACAATGAAAGGCGATAAAGAAATAATTGCCTATTTAGAAAAGCATTATGGAAAATCAGCAACAAAGCGTATCACTGATTATGCATTAACTAAAGGTGGAAACAAGGTTGTAAGTATTATCAAAAGTAATATGAAAACTTTTAAAGACACTGGAGAATCGGTAGAAGAAACTACGCTTTCAAAACCTATGACGATAAGCGGTGTAAGAACCGTTAAAATTCATTGGCGAGGTCCTAAACAACGTTATCGTATTATCCACCTAAATGAATATGGTCACTTTGATCGTTCTGGAAAGTGGGTTAATACAGCTGGTAAAGGTGTTATTGAAAACGCTATGCGTGAAGGCAGAGAAACGTATTTCAGAACAGTAAAAGAAGAAATGAGAAAGAGGGTGTAATTTATTGGATGACATCACAATGAAAATATACGAAGCGATTATAGATAACAAAGAAATTATGAACCATGTTCAAAAGAACAATATTAAATTCTTTGATTATCCAAACGCACAAGAAATTAAAGATGTAGTGATTGTCATAGATCCATTAGATACACCTACACCTACTGATTTTGGTGATAATGATAATCTCACTTACGAATATTTTTATCAAATAGATGTATTTGTAAAACAAAAACAAGGAGTAAACGGACGAGTCTTATCAGATAGACTCGTTTTTTTAATACAACGAATGATGTGGGAAGTATTAGGTTTTGGAGAGACATCATCAATAAAACCCGAATATATCAAAGAATTTAGTATCTACCGACAAGCTAAAAGGTTTGAAGGTAAACAATATTTTAAAATTTAGGAGTGTTTTAATATGGCAGAGAAAAACTATCGTTCATTTACAGGGTTAACAGAATTTTATTATAAAGTGCATGGTGAAGGTGGCGTTCAAAAAGTTGCTGATCCAGAACGCATTAAATATTTACAAGAAATTTCAGTATCTAAAGATCAAGACATCGAGAAGGCATATGGTGATAACCAAGTTGCAGAAATGGCAGTTGCTAACGGAACAATCGAAGTAGAAGCTGGTTTCCACAAGTTACCATTAGAGGACAGAGTTGCATTGTTCGGATTAGAAAAATCAGAGGACGGCATCGTGTCAGTTGGTAACGATACACCACCATATGTAGCTGTTATGTTTGCGAAAACTATGGAAGATGGTTCACGCGAGTATGTGGGATTACCTAAAGGATTATTCACATTCCCTGAATTAGAAGGTAATACAAAAGAAGATGGCGTAGAATTCAGTTCTGACTCTACTACTGCTGAATTCATGCAAGCTAAAGTTAAAGGCTTCGAAGAAGAAAAAGCAATGTTATTAGGTCACGATGCTAAAGGTACATCCGTTATGAAAGACGCTATTTGGGAGGCTGTTTTTGGCGAATCTGCACCAAGCAGTGATCCAAAAGAATCTAGTGGAACAGAATCAGAACTAGGCGCATAACATACAGGAGGTTTGATTATGGCTAAAAATAAGTATGAAGTTTTACACAAATTCATTGATTTAGAGGATAAGAAGAAAGTTTACGATACTGGAGATACTTATCCTAAACCAGCGAACAAAAAAATCTCTGATGAGCGTATTTCAGAGCTTTCTACAAGCAACAACAGACGTGGAAAAGCGTTAATCAAAGAATTAGAAGAATAACTATTATCGAGGACTTCGTGTCCTCTTTTTATTTGCAAATAAAAATCAAAGGAGCAATTATAAATGGCTAAACGTAATTTTATTAAATTAGTACAAGTAGATAAAAAAGGTAACGCAGTAACAGATACAGAAGGCAACGCAAAATACGATACATTCATTACACCTACACAAATTCCTTTCCGTAAAATCTATGATGCAGCTGATTTAATGGACGGTGCATCAGACGAAAACACTTCTGCACAAGAGAATATCGACCAAATGTTAGACATGGTGGTTGATATCTACAATAACCAATTTACAAAAGATGATTTGCTAGACAGATTGCATGCACCAGATGCTGTAGAAGAGTTACAACAACAAATTCAATTTATTGCACAAGGTCAAATGGATGAAGAAAGAAAAAAGCAACTAGCCAAAATGATTTAAAACCTATCAATTATAAAGAACATAAGGAAAATATGAAGAAGTTAATGTTGAAAATGATGGAAGAAGGCGGTAAGGATATTAACGATATTTTAGATATGCCTTTTGCTTTTTTCATGGAGTTAGTTGACGAAAGTAATAAGAAAAACGTCAAGAAAACAAACAGTATGATCGACGCGTTCATGTAATACATTTTATAAGTAAGGAGGTGGAGTGATGCCAGAAAGAATAAAAGGGTTGCAGATTGACCTATCTATGAAAGATATGGGCGTTCAACGTAGTATTTCGGAAATAAAACGTAGTTTCAAAGGATTAAACGCTGACTTAAAACTATCTAACAACAACTTTAAGTATTCCGAAAAAAGTTTAAATTCATATAAGTTAAGAACTAGAGAATTATCGCAAGCAGTCAAAGAATCTAAAGCTAACGTTGCAGCGTTGAAAGCAAAATACCAAGAAGCAGCAAGAGCATCTGGTGTGAATAGCAAAAAAGCTGCTCAATTAAGGCAGGAATATAGTCGACAAGCTGACAATCTTAATTATTTACAAAACGAACTCGACCAAACGCGAGATAAATATAGAGAAATGATTGCAGTAAGTAAATCGTCTGTCGGTAGACTTGGGCAAACATTTTCTGAAATAGGACCTAAGATAAAATCTATTGGTGACTCAATGAAGTCGGTTGGGCGTAACATGAGTTTACACGTTACCGCACCAATTGTGGCAGGTTTTGGTGCTGCGATGAAGAAAAGTATAGACTTCGATGATACTATGCGCAAAGTAAAAGCCACATCTGGTGCTACTGGCGATGAGTTTAACCAACTTAGAACAAAAGCACTTCAAATGGGCCGAGATACTAAATTCACGGCCTCTGAATCTGCTGAAGCAATGAACTACATGGCGCTTGCTGGTTGGGACACCAAAGATATGCTAAAAGGTGTTGGTGGTGTAATGGATTTAGCTGCTGCATCTGGTGAAGATTTAGCAAGCGTATCTGATATTGTAACTGATAACCTAACTGCATTTGGTATGAAAGCTAAAGATAGTACCCACTTTGCTGATGTTTTGGCTCAAACGAGTTCAAAAGCTAATACTGATGTACGTGGTTTAGGTGATGCGTTTAAATATGCTGCTCCAGTTGCTGGTGCGTTAGGTTACACGGTAGAAGATACATCAATAGCTATTGGTTTGATGTCTAATGCTGGGATAAAAGGTGAAAAAGCCGGCACAGCATTAAGAACAATGTTTACCAACCTATCTAAACCAACAAAAGCAATGAAAGACGAAATGGATAAACTAGGAATATCTATTACTGATAGCAACGGTGAAATGTTACCTATGAGAGATGTTTTAGATCAACTTAGAGGTAAAATGGGCGGTCTATCTAAAGACCAACAAGCAGCCGCAGCTAGTACAATATTTGGTAAAGAGGCCATGAGTGGTGCATTAGCAGTTATCAATGCATCAGACGAAGATTATAAAAAGCTAACTAAATCCATAGACGGCTCTAAAGGTGCTTCAAAAAGAATGGCTAAAGAAATGGAAGGCGGTATTGGTGGCGCAATGCGTAAAATGAAATCGGCAATTGAAAGTTTAGCGATTTCATTAGGTGATGCATTAGCCCCAATGTTATATAAAGCTGCTAAATGGATCACATCATTAGCGAATAAGTTTTCTAATTTACCTACTGGCGTTCAAAAAACGATTGCAGTTGTAGGATTACTCGCCGCAGCTATTGGTCCACTACTAATGGTCTTTGGCGTTATGGCATCAACAATTGGCACTGCTATAACAGTATTAGGCTCTTTAATGACGAGTATGAGAACACTATCATTTTTATCTAAAACCAGTGCAGCAGCGACTGGTATTTGGAATGGCGTTACTGCCACTGCTCGTGGTATCGCAAATGGTTATAGATATGCGGTGGCTGCATTAACCACTTCTCAGACAATACAGGCTATGAAAACTAAAATTGCTGCAGCTGCAACAACAGCTTGGACTACAGTTACTAAAGGTGCAACTTTAGCAACTAAAGGCTTAGGATTAGCTATAAGATTTATGACTGGGCCTGTCGGTATAGTTATTACAGCCATCGGATTATTAGTAGCTGGACTTATTCATTTATGGAAAACAAATAGCTCGTTTAGAAATAGTGTGATTACTGCTTGGAATGCTATTAAAAATGCAGCGGTAGCCATATTTGGATTTATCAAACCTTATATTATTAATATTTGGAACGCAATTAAAAACTCTACAATTGCCATTTGGAACGCGATTAAAAAAAGTGCTGTAATAATATGGAACGCTATTAAATTTGCTGTTCAACATCCTATTCAAGCATTAAAAAATGTCTTATCAGCTTTATGGAATGGCATGAAAAATGCTGCTATTAAAATCTGGACCGCCTTAAAGAACGGTGTTATAGCAATTATTAAAGCATATGTTGCGCAAGTAAGATTTAATATCAACCTTATTAAACGCATTGTAGTTACGATATTTAATGCTATTAAAAGCTTTTCTATTAAAGTGTGGACTGCACTAAAAAATGGCGTGTTAGGAATTGTTCGAGCTTTGCGCAAAGGCGTTCTATCTGTATTTAACGCATTAAAAAAAGGTATTGTTGTAATATTTAATGCTGTAAAGAATGCCACAGTTAAAATCTGGACGGCTATAAAAAATTCAGTAGTGAATAAAGCAAAAGCATTATGGTCTGGAGTTAAAAATACATGGAATGCACTCAAAAAAGGTACAATTGGCATATTTAAAGCAGTTGGCAGTTTCATGAGTTCTAAATGGAACAGTATTAAAAAAGGTACTGTTAATAAAGCGAAAGCTCTATGGTCAGGCGTCAAAGGTGCTTGGGGATCACTTAAAAAAGGTACTCATAACACCATGAATGCTGTAGGTGGCTTCATGAGCAAGAAATGGAATGGAATTAAAAGTACTACTGTATCTATTGTAAATAACATGAAATCGAAAGTTATGGGCACCATGAATAAAATGAGAGACGGTATCAAAACAGTTACCGGTAAAATTGGGAATCTTTTTGGCGGAATGGTTAAAGGTGTTAAAAAAGGCTTAAATGCACTCATTAAAGGTGTCAACTGGGTTGGTAAAAAATTGAACATGGATCCAATTCCACCCATTAAACTTCATACTGGTACGGAATCAACTCATACACAAAGTTTTGTCACTAATGGTAAGTTAAATCGTGATACATTCGCAACAGTAGGCGATAAAGGTCGTGGTAACGGACCTAGTGGTTTCAGACACGAAACAATCATACCTCCAAAAGGCAAACCATTTATCACTCCAGGTAAAGATACAACCATGCCTTTATCTAAAGGTACTCGTATTTTAAACGGCGCACAAACTCATAGTTTGCTTAATCAAGGACAATTTAGTACAGGTACAATTCCTAGATTTGCTAGTGGAACTAAAAAGAATATGCTTGAAGCTATGGGTGATGAAGCTGGGAAATTCTTCAATGGTGCTAAAAAACTTAGTCATAGCGCTATGGATAATATTGGCGATAAAACCGAACAAGTTAAAGAGTGGGGTGGCGAGAAGCTATCTCAAATTAAAGTCGCAGTAGGAAAAGGTACTAAATGGCTATCAGATAAAATTGGAGATATAGCTGATTGGGTTGGAAAACCTGGCAAGTTACTTAATAAAGTGCTTGAAGCATTTGGAGTAAATATGGATGCGTTCGGAATTGCCAAAAACGCATCGCTACCATACGATTTAATGAAAGGCATGTTCGGAAAATTAAAAGAAGCAGCTAAGAACTTAATTAGTGGTTGGTTTGAGGAAGAATTTAGTGGCGGTGGAGGATATAATCCATACGCTAATAACAGTAAATTTCAATGGGTACGTGGTTGGACTCCTAACGGACATGCTGGTATTGACTATGGTGCAGCGACAGGAACTCCTATTCCTTCACCAATAGATGGTAAAGTTATTCAATCATGGTTCTCACCTAACCAACCATCTGGTGGTAATGAAACACAAATTTGGGATGGACATAAGTATACACATATATTTATGCACCAATCTAAACGTAAAGTAAAAACTGGGGATAGAGTTCATCAAGGACAAATTATTGGTTTAGTAGGTGATACAGGTAACTCATTTGGTTCTCACTTACACTGGCAAGTCAATAAAGGTAAAGGATATTTAAATAACCACCCAGACAGTATAAACCCACTCACATGGGCTAAACAAGCTGCTAAAGCTGGTGGAGGCGTTGGTGGTAGCGGTTCTGCTGCTGCACGTAGAGCAATTCAAAGAGCACAATCTATTTTAGGTGGACGTTATAAATCGTCTTATATTACCGAACAAATGATGAGAGTTGCCAAGCGTGAATCTAATTTCCAAGCCGATGCAGTTAACAACTGGGACGTTAATGCTAGAATGGGAGACCCTTCTAAAGGTATGTTCCAAATGATTGGGTCATCTTTCAGAGCATATGCTAAACCAGGGCACGGAAACATCTTAAACCCAACTGACGAAGCTATATCTGCTATGCGCTACATTGTAGGTAAGTGGGTCCCTATTATGGGGAGTTGGAGAAGCGCATTTAAACGAGCTGGTGACTTTGCTTATGCTACAGGCGGAGTTATTAATACATCGGGAATGTATCAACTTGCTGAAGGGGGTTATCCAGAAATTGTAATCCCTACAGATCCAAGCAGACAATCAGATGCGATGAAATTGTTACATCTTGCTGCGAGTAAAATTAGTGGAAATAACAGAAATAAACGACCTAACCAATTACGTACACCTAGTGTTACTAGTAATACAGTTGATAACGCAGACTTACTACTACAAATGATAGAAAATCAACAGAAACAAATAAACGTGTTAATGGAAATAGCACGAAGTAATGAAAATATTGAAAAACAACCGAAAGGTTTTTCAGAACGTGATGTAAGTCAGGCACAAGGTTCAAGGTTAAGACTCGCTGCTTATAGCCAGGGAGGTTTATAAATTGGAAAATAAAAAAGTAAAAATATTTAACGATCATTTCGAAGAAACACTCACGGACATTCCTCATCTTAAGTTTCTAGAATTTGAAGAAGAGGATTTAGATAGAAAGTCTAATCAGATTGAAGTTAATGGTAGCGATGGCGTTTTACAAGGACCGATGAATTTCGGTCCTTTTAACTTGATACTGAGATTTTCATATAAAGGCATGGATTATAAAGAATATAGATTAGCAAAAGAAAAGTTACGTCAATTGATAAATAGGAGAGATCCTTATTTCGTATGGCATTCAGATATGCCAGGTAAAAAGTATGCAGTTATACCAGAGGGTGTCAGTAATGAAAACTTAACAAGTCAATTCGGACTTATTGAGGTGACTTATTCTGTCTACAAAGGATATGCAGAATCATTAAAAGATACTTCTGAATTTAGTTGGACTGATGAAAGTTGGCAATTTGAACAAGGTGTTATAGGAAGTGATGAAGTTAAATATAAACACAATATTCGTTACTTTAAAATATTTAACGGTTCTAAAGATACTATTAACCCTTTATTAAGACACAAATTAAATATTAATTGCACACTTACAGCACCTTATGGATTTGAAATCGTTAATCTAACCACAAATGATATATTTGAATATAAAAAACCGCTCAAAAAGCGTAATACGGTTTCTATTATAGGAGTGCATCCTTATATTAATAATAAAAGAGTTGGTAAAGACACAAATTATGATTTTATTACTTTAGCGCCGGGTTGGAATGAAATTTTAATTAGAGGTCACAATATATCCAATAGTCCTAAAACAGAATTTATATTTAATTACATCTATAGGTAGGTGAGAATATTGGAAAATCTAATATTTATGAATAGAGAAGGGACATTTTCGGAAATTGTTAATGACTTTGACTTTGGTTCCTTTAAATATGAATATGAACAAAATAATGAGCGATCCATATCTCTCACTGCTTATAAAACTAATGTTAACGCGGATATATTTGATAGTTTGATTAATGAAAATTATTTAGTTTGGAAGGGCCAGAAATATGTCATTAAATCGACTGAGCTTAAGTATGAAGAAGGTGTAATACTTAATGAAATTGAGGCTAAGCATATTTCTATGGAATTTCAAAATCATTATGTACCTAAAGATTTAGATGATGAGTCACTGAATGATGAAGATGAGACTGAAGCAAAAATTTACATGAAAGTTAAAGAGTACCTTGATTTTGCATTCAAAAATAATAAACTTAATTTCGATTATAAGTTACATGGAAAATTTAATGAGAGTAAATATATTGAACAGTTAGGAGATAAAAATGGTTTAGAACATCTTATTGAAGGTGCTGAGTATTTTGGCTATATATTTTTTGCTAATAATAAAACTTTCCATATTTATACACCTGATAATTTTTATAAAAAATCAGATGAAATATTAGTTTATAAATATAATAATAGTTCGGTTTCGGCTAAAACAATCACAACTGAATTACGCACCTATATTCAAGGATATGGAAAGAAAAAGTCAAAATCCGAAACGAAAAACTATAAACCTATAAAGCCTAAAGACTTCTCATACTCTGGAAATTTTAATAAAGAAGGGACTTGGTCTACTGAACATATAGGAGATTCCTTTTATAAGACATTTGATTGTAAGTGGGGAAATGAAACCTTAACTTGGAATCTAAAAAAAGGACCTAAAGGTGGAATTATCGAAGTATTTATTGATGATAAGTCGAAAGGGACTTTTGATTGTTACAGCGCTCATGCTTCGACGCAAAAAGTGATTTTAGCTAAAGGGTTATCAAAAGGTAAACATTCTTTTAGAGGAGTTTTTAAATCGAAAAAAACTGGTATTGATTATAAGAAGTCTAATCCAGTCATGTATGTTGGTACGAGTAAAAGTAGTGTTTTAAATCTAACTGCAGTTCTTAAAGGTAAAGATATTTATCATGTATATGCTGAATATAAGTCTCCATATTATAAACAATATGGTAAATCAGAAGCCCCTACAATATATGATGATAATATTACAAGTCAATCAGAGTTAAAGAAGAAATTAAAAGAAACACTTGATGATATTCCAACAATCGAAGTAGCAACGAATTATTTAGGATTAGAAAGTATTCATGAAAATAATACTATTCGATTTATACACAAACCTATCGGATTTAATACTGATTTAAAAGTTGTCAAACTTACTGAATATCACCCCCTTGTTTCGCAGCCTATTGAAGTGGAATTCAGTAATGCTCAGAAAGATATTATAAAAATGCAATCACAGTTCAATCGTAGATTAAGAAAGGTTAATAATCTTATGAAAAAAGGATTCAAAACTAGTGACTATTCTTTAAATGTGTTAGAGGAATATAACGAAACAGTAGGAAGTGTATTGATTGATGAGTAAAGAAGTATCGATAAGATATCTACAAGATAGAGATGGAGAAGAATATTTTCCAGTCACTCACATAGAGGCAGTCATCGGTTTAGGTGTTTACTTAGATAAAATAGAAAATTTGGAAAAAGAAAATGAAGAACTTAAAAAGATAATATCTCATTTAGAGAAGGAATAAAAGGAGGTTCATAAAATGTTATTAACTTTAGACTTTCCTATTCAAATAGGACACACATTTAGAACCAAGATGATAAATAATTTTAGAACAATACTTAATTATTATAATGAATTAGATCATCAGCATCGCGCACACACAGAAACTAAGCATCATGCACATCAAGCCATGCAGGTTGATTATAGAAATACAAACGTTTCTGCATTTTTGGATTATCTTAACGGTAATATTAATGGGCTTGTTTTAGGAGCAAATGGAGACGGTATAGCTGAAACAAAACAAGCCAGAGTATCAATAGATGGTACCGTGCACCCCTTGTTGCAAGAAAGACTGCTTCATGACTTTTTAGGAATTAACAGAAAATTAGATAAAGAAATACATTCTAATGGTGCAGTTGACTTTATTTGGAATCCTCCATATATACCAGGAAATAGATTAGGAGAAAATGGGACACCAAATAATTGGGAACCAGAAGCCCATATTGAAGCATTTTTAAACCCTTTAGTTGATAATCAATATGTTACAAAAGAAGTTATAGGAGAAGATACATCAGGAAAATATAATGTGTACAAATTTACGTTTGAACCACAAAATTACAATAAAACGTTACTTATTACTTCATGTATACACGGTAATGAAACTACTGGATTTTTTGATATGTGCCATATACTCAATCTATTGGTCAATCAATGGGAAAAGTATCCTCAATTAACTTACTTAAGAAAAAATGTACGTTTAATTTATATTCCTATGGTTAACCCGTGGGGATTCGCAAATCAAAAAAGAGAGAATGTGAACAATGTAGATTTAAACAGAAATTTTGATTATAACTGGAAGGCAGGTAAAGGGACAGATCCTGATAAATCTAACTTCAAAGGTAAAAGTCCCTTTTCTGAAAAGGAATCACAAAATATGCGCAGCTTAGTTCAACGTATAGATAACTTGACTGCTCATTTAGATTTGCATGATATTATTTCTGTAAATAATGATTACTGTTTATTTTATCCTCGTTGGGCCAATCAAAAAAATAATAATATGACACATCTCATTAACAATTTAAAAAGTAAGGGAGATCTCGTTGTTTGGGGTTCCAGTACATTATCATCTTTTAGTAATTGGGTAGGTATCCGAAATAAAACAACGTCATATCTTTCAGAAATAAATGAAAAACGTGTCGGTGAAAAGAAAAGTCCCGAAGAAATGAGACGTTCAGTACGCTGGGTAGGTAATGTAATTTTTAGAATGGCACAATTTGAATCTTATCAAAATGGTCAAACATCTTTAGATCCTTTTATTAAAGTTATGGTCTATGATGATAGATTTAACAATAAAACATCTGAAGTCATTACCCTACGTGCAGAAAGGAATGAATGGCAACGTATAATGATGAGTCAGCAGCGTTTCAAAGTTTTAGCAAATGGATTTGTAGAGCTCTATGGATATGTGACTATAAACGTTGATAGAGATGTTACAGTGGGGATTAGTCCTAATATTGTTCAAAATTATCATCCATTCTTTGGGTTTGGTAAAAGTAGAAAACGTAATCTATTTTCAATTGAACATAGACTCAACAAAGGAAATACGACTTTCCCTATATATGCTGCTGCTGGTGTTCAAATGTCGACGATCACTGAACCAGGTACTAAACGTACTGATACAGTAATGCCAGTATTAGATGTTAAGAAAAAAGGTGCTGGTATTGTAACAATCAAACAAATTAAATTATTTGCGAAGTTCACTCCTACGCATTCTGCTAACTCTATTCAGATATTAAAATCTGGAGAATACGGTAATCTTAAAGAAGATACGTTCACACAAATTTACCCTAATACTATATACGATGATGATTTAAGAAACGTCATAAATGGGGAGGATAAATAATGGAATTAAAAAAGATTGGTAAAATTGAAGTTAAAAACGAGCCTTACTTAAAACCGATATCTGATGAAGGTATCGGTTTTTATAATTTAGATGATAAAACTGCTGTTTTAAGGTTTTATGTGACTAAAAACAAAAAGCCTTTATTAATTAGTGAAGAAAACACTGAAACGTATATATATCTTGAGTCCTCTAACGGTTCTAATCAAGTAGTAGAAAATGTACGTTTTATTGACCCTTTAAATGGTGTTATTGAAGTAACTATACCTATTGAATTCTTACAAGCTTCAACGAATACAACTGTTATAGGTCAAATATATATTTCGATTAACCATCAAAATCAGGTAGATAGCGATAAATCATCAACTGCAGTTTTAACTGAATTTGAATTCGAAGTGGGTGACGCAATAATAAATAAAATTAATGGTGCAACTAAAATTAAATATATCCGTATGTTCGATGAATTAAAAAGACAAATTAATGCACGAGCCACTGAAATACAAGAACAGTTAGATAATTTAGAAGATTACGTTGTTAAAGTGAAAGATGCAAGTGATGAAGGAATTACAAAGATTCAGATTGAAACAAAAAAAGGATTGGACAAACTTAATCAACAACATAGTAAAAGTATAAAAGACGTCGAGGAATCTCTTAACGCGGCTAAAAATACAATTCAAAATCTTTATGAAGAATATGACAACGAAATTGACACAAAAGGAAGTCAATATTTAAAAGATTTAAGAATCGAAGTTAGGAATATTGAAAATGTGTTAAGTCAAGAGGGATACGTCACAATTGATGAACATCGTAAAAGCATTACTGAAATACAAGAAAAGTTACCTGAATCTTCAGACTGGATTGAATATGATTTGATTAATGGAGCTATAAAAAATAGGCATTATAAAGCTGAAGGACAAAATGGTTTTAATTGCGCTTATAAAATCATTCAACATCAAGACTATAAGGAAGTGATTTTAAGAATTAATGCTGACACTTTTAAAAGTGGAACTGTTATAGCGAAGTTACCGAGTGAATTAATTACAAGTACGCAAACTGCGTTCCTAAGAACGGTGCCTGTTAAAGCTTGTGGTGCTCAGTTAACTATTGAACCTAATGGAGATGTTAAAGTTTATATTTCTCAGAGCGATCAGTGGTCAGTAAATCGTGAAGCTTATATTTATGGAGAAATAAGAATGATAGATAAAGGAGGTGAATAAAGTGATGGATACTTATAAATCTATGACTGAACTTGTGAGGAATGAAAAAGATTGGATGATTGAGACACAAGATAGAAATAGTAAATCACTTATAACTGCTATACACGGAGGCGGTATAGAGTGTGGCACTTCTGAATTAGCGTTATTGGTTGCAGAATTATCGAATGCAAACTATTTTACTTTTAAAGGTTTAAAACCGAAAAACAATAGAACTCTACACGTCACTTCAACAAATTATGATAACCCCAATTTATTATATTGGAATCAATTTATGAATGTAACGATAGCCGTACATGGTTATTCGAGCAATCAAGCAAATAGTTATATTGGTGGATTGGATGAAAGACTTATATCTCTTATTACTCACAATTTAAAAGTTTCAGGTTTTAATGTGGAAGCTGCTCCTGACAGAATTGCGGGCAGAGAAATTAATAATATAACCAACAAAAATGCCTATGGCATGGGTGTACAGATTGAAATATCGACTCAACAAAGAAAAGAATTTTTTAGTCGAAACGATTTTAGTAAAAAGAATAGAGAAAATACACATAATTGGACAGAAGATATGTATTATTATGCTAATGCTATTTGTGCTGCACTTAATGATAGAAAGTGGGTAGAAACATGAAGAAAATACACCGTATGACTGAAATGGAATATATTAATGTTATTTCTTTATTATTTATTGGAACAATAGGTATGGCTCGAGGTTCTTTTTTTATATTTGCTTCTGAAACTCAAGTCGATAAAAGTCCATTGTATAGCAGTATTAATGAAATAATACCCTTAAGTATTTGGGGTATTCCATTCTTTATAGGAGGTTTATGTTTAGCAATTGCAGCTATGGCTTTACCTTATAGGAATATTAACAAAGTTTATAGTATCACTCTTATTTTAGGAGGGATTATTTGTTCTGTGTTTTTCTTTGTCATTACGTTAGCTGGTATTAGTGATTCTTTAAATTGGATGTCACCTCTTATTTACTTTTTAACTACTTTAACGTGTGGTGGTTATGCTTACTTTGGAGTGTTGCATTATGCCAAACAATGAGTTACCTCAAAGTTACTATGACGATAAGGATGAGATTCATAAAAGAATAAGAGAAGTCGATGAAAAACATACGAATAATTATAACAATTTAAGTGTGCTATTAGCAGAATTTAAACCTACACTTAATCAAATGGTAGATGCAACTAAAGAGATGAGTGCTGAACAGAAAAAGACAAACCGACAAATCATAGAACAAGGTCAACGATTGTCTCTCGTCGAAAAAGATGCTCGAATGTTTAGGGAACATTTAAGTCAAGAAGAACAAGAAGCAAAAGAGAAAGGTAAAGAAAATAAAGAGTTTATTTTAAAAGCTACAGGTATATTTGTTGGAGGAGGTGGTGTGGCTTGGCTTATCCATCCATTGTTCGACTTTTTAAAAAATATGATTAATTAAAGTAGGATTAAAAGGTATGTACTACATTCGAGATAAATATAGATAAATAATTAGTGAATTTTGATTTCAGATCTAATCGATAGTGATTAGGTCTTTTTATTTTATTTAAAAAAGGAGATATGAGTATGAAAACAGATGTAGGTTCAATTGTAAGAACAATCGTATTTATCTTAGCTTGGGTTAACCAATTTTTAGCTACTAAAAACATTTCGCCTATTCCAGTAGATGAAGTGACTATCAGCTCTATTATCACTGGTGCAGTGTCTTTATGGACTTGGTGGAAAAATAATAACTTCTCTCACGCAGCGCAAAAAGGACAACAAAAATTGCATGAAGTTAAAGCAGGTACAGAAAACACAAATGGTAAAGCACCAATTGGAGGTAATGATTAATGACAAATAAAACTAGAAGTCAAGCGCATGCTTATTTAGACAGGTTAAAAGGTTATTGGTGGGATTTCGACGGTGTTTATGGCGCACAATGTTTTGATTTAGCCAATCAATATTGGTACTACGTAACAGGTCATACTTTAAGTGGTATGTACGCTAAAGATATACCTTTTGTTAATGATTTTAACGGATACGCGAATGTTGTAAAAAATTATAACTCTTATATTCCTAAAAAAGGTACTTTAGTTGTTTTTCCTTACGAATATGGTAACGGATGTGGTCATGTTGCTATTATAGAAAGTGCTACTCAAAATTATTTCTATAGTTTGGATCAAAATTGGTATGGCGGGGCAAGAAATAATCCGCCAGAGGTTGCTCAAACAATATACCACGAATATCACCCTGATATGTATTTTGTAGAACCTCTGTATTCTAAAGAAACAAAAGTAAGTAAAATTAAAGCAAAAACAACTAAACCTAAACCTGTAAAAAAAGTTAAAAAAAGAAAAGTGATGATCGTTGCTGGTCATGGGTATAATGATCCTGGTGCTATTGGTAATGGTTATAACGAACGTGATTTTATAAGAAAAAACATTGTTGATAATGTATCAAAATATTTGAAAGACGCAGGCCATACTGTTGGTATATATGGAAAAAAACAAGATATGTATCAAGATACAGCTTACGGAGTGAGAGTAGGTAATCACAGAGATTATGGCTTATATTGGGTAAAATCTCAAGGGTACGATACCGTTATTGAATTTCATTTAGATAGTGCAGGTCCTAAAGCTACAGGTGGACATACTATAATACCTGCTGGTTATCCTGCTAATATAACGGATAAAAACATCCAAGAAGCATTAAAGCAAAGCGTCGGTGCTATAAGAGGAATAACTCAACGTAACGACTTATTAAACTGTAACGTTGCTAATGATATTGGTATAGATTATAGACTTGTTGAATTGGGGTTCATTACTTCATATAAAGATATGAAGTATATTAATGAAAATATAAAACCTTTCACAAAGTCGATAGCAAGCGCTATTAATGGCAAGCCAATTGGAGGAACAAGTGCAGGTAAAGTTAAAAGTGTAAAAAAAATATGGGATTGGAAAGGTAGATTTTATCCGAACACAACAATTAAAGTCAGAAAAAAACCAAACGGCGAAATTGTAGAAAAAGGTTCTTGGTTGTACGGAAAAGACGATTGGGTAGATATTGTTCAATTATACAAAGACACTAAGAAAAAATTATGGTGGGGTAAATTTAAATACCCAACTAACCCTAGTTCTGGTTATTTTTATTGCGCTTTGGGTGAAATCACTGACAAACAAGAGCGGATAAAAAAAGAGAAGAAATTATACGGAAAGATAAAGTGGAAGTAACTATATTAAGCGGGGAAACCCGCTTTTTTACATAAAAAAATGGTATAATTAGGTGTATTAATTAACGGGGTGGAATTATGCCAATAAAAGAAACGGTTTACGAAAACGATTATCTCAGAAGATTTGTTAAAGATAAAGAACAGGCTAAAAAACTAGGTAGTTCTAGCACTCAAAAAATATTGTGGGTATGTCCTAATTGTAAAACACAACTAGTAAAAAGCCCTGGAGAAATCAAAAGAAGAGGTTTTAAATGTAAAGTGTGTGCTGATAACAGATCTTATTCAGAAAGGTTAATGGAACAATTATTAAAGGATAACAACATTTTTTATATTTCACAAATGAGATTTGACAATTGCGTTTATAAAGATGTGTTGCCTTTTGATTTCTATTTACCAAAAGAAAATATATGTATAGAAATGCATGGCGAACAGCATTATGATGTTAGAAAAAACTCTAAGTGGTATGACGATAGAATGTTGTTTTCAGACAAAATTAAAGAAGAATATTGCTTAAAGAATGAAATAGACTATGTAGCTATAAACTGCAGTAAATCTGATATGGATTATATTTTAGAAGAAATAAAAAACTCAAAATTAAGCGATATATTAAATATTTACGACAAAAACAGTTTGAAAAACGCCGTAATGACGCGTATATTAAATGTTGATGTTAAGTACTTAATTGATCAACACAAAAAAGGAATATCTTTTTTGGAAATTAGCAGGGAAACAGGATTATATAGAAAGAAAATAGTGTCTATTCTTAAAAAATTAGGTGAATATAATCCGAGGGGTGGAGCTAAAAACAATACTAGAAAAGTTGTTAGATTAAACGATAATAAAATCTTTGGAAGTATTAAAGAGGCTATAGATGAAGTTGATTTAAAACAAGAAAATAACATTGTCATGGTTTGCAGAGGGAAAAGGAAATATGCAGGACGTAACCCTAAAACAGGCGAAAAATATCGGTGGGCATATTATAGTGATTACATCGAAAAATCTTAGTGTGATATAATTAAATTACTACGTCATTATACAAGGGTAGTCGCTATGGCTACCCTATTTTTTTATGTTATAATAAACTAATTAAGTACTATAGACATATCTAACCCGCCACACTTCTCATTGGTTGTTTTTATAGTTTACTTTTAACTAAAAAAAGGGTATATTATTTAAGAAATGAAAGGTGGGATTGAAATGGAGCAGCAACCTAATGACACTTTTGTTATAGTTCAAAACTTGATTTCAAAATACCAAGAGATTACCGGAAACAGTTTAGTAGGTGATGAAATGAAAGTTCATAAATTAATGTACTTCATTCAGAAAACATCTATTGCATTAACTGGAGGTACTATCATTGATGAACAATTTGAAGGTTGGGTACATGGCCCAGTTTTGCCTTCCTTGAGAGGTTTATTTGATTATTTTGTAGAAGATAAAACTTTTAGAAATAAAGTTAATGATACAGAAGAATTCATAATTGAAAATGCAATTTATCAATATGGAAAATATGCAACGTGGGCCCTTAGAGATAAATCACATGAAGAAATTTCGTGGATAAATAGTCGTGAAGGTTTAAGTGCTAATGAACGTGGATATAAAAATCTTACAATTGAAGATATCACAGAAGATGCAAAAAAAGTGAGATTATATGATCATAAGTATGATATGTATATAGATGAATTTGAAGATTTAGATGAGGAGGAATTTATTAGTGCATACTAGTTCCCCTCATGATTATATAGGTAAAATCGTTAAAATTAGATTACCCTATTATGATTTAAGCAATTCAGTAGTATCTTATAAAGTTAGACCTGGTTTAATAATAGGTTGTGAAAAAGATCAATTTCCATGTGATTTCACTTATTTACCTATTTCAAAAATAAACGACCAAAGGCACAGACACACATTATATGACTTAGAAGTAGATGCAAACAATTGTAACTTACTAAGTTTAAATCATATTCCTTCATTTATTAGATGCCACAAAGTAGGTACTATATACTGTACTAATGTTCATAGAAATGAAATTAGTGATTTGAACGATTTAAACCCGCAACTTTTTAATGAAATTAAATCTGTTTTTAAAATGTTTGCGAATGATTTATTTTAACCGTATCTTAACTGGTACGGTTATTTTTGTGTTATAATTAAATTACATACAATTTAATCTTTTTTACTCCTTTATAATTTTTGCTACCACGTTCATTATGAGCGTGGTTTTTTTGCGAACGCCAACAATTTCTGTCGCAACTGTGTTATAATTCAATTGCAAGTCATTTCACAGATGGGTAGTCACTATGGCTACCCTCTTTTTTTATTGTATAATAATCTTTGTTCCTGATTTCAAACTAATACTATATTCTAAATCACGTTCATTTGAACGTGGTTATTTTGTGTACACGTGTCAAATACGTGTCAAAATAGTTATACTCTTTTAGTTTTATTTAGAAAATAAATCTTTGAAAACACTGTATTTATGGCTATTTAGTTTTATTTAGAAATTTATTTTTATCCCTCCGTTTCCGTTATTTGTTTATACCTCGTTAAATCCCGTAAAACAAAACGTTGATTTGACGGGGTTTTGTTATATCTTGTTATCTATCGTTAAACCTCGTAAGTTAAACTAAACGTTCCTCTATATTGTTAAATTGATAAAAACGCCACCCGCAATATTAAATTACGTTTCCGTTCATTAATAAAAATCAGTTTAATTCTGATTAACTAAATTACGCTAGAACCTTGATATATCAGCGTTCTTTTTTATTTTGTTGAAAATCTGTAAAAGTCTGTTTTAATTATTTTGATTAATGCGTAGTCAATATTGATTAAATTAAAGACAAGTTGTCTGGTTCGTTGAGCACTTAAAAATATATTATATTATCCGGCATTGCAACTTCTTCACTTTTTAATACTTTTAATAAATGACTATAAACACGCCAAGTAATTTCAATATTTGCATGACCTAGTCTTTTCTGTAATGACGCTTATAATGGTTTAAATCCATTATAAGCGATATTTTTTGCTCTCGGCAGAGCATATGTATTAATGACTTATTGAAAATAAGTCTTGTCTGTTAGACTTTAATTATAAAATACACGCAAAACCTTTATGTAGAGGAGTGATTTTAATATGTCTTATTCGATTATCGGAGTAGAAAAATTAAAAACTGGAACAAACACAATAGGTATTCAAAAATCATGTTCAAAGAGAAAATATTAATTATGAAAATGAAGATATAGACCATTCAAAAAAACATCTAAATTATGATTTGATAAATGACGGAAAACAAAATTTTAATGATTTGATTGATGAAAAAATTGAGCGGAACTATACAGGCAAAAGAAAAATTAGAAAAGACGCAGTAAAACATATAGACGGAATGATTACATCAGATAATGAATTTTTTAGTAATCAGACACCAGTAAATACAAAATTTTTTTGAACAGGCTAAAGAATTTTTAGAACAAGAATACGGGAAAGATAATTTGTTATACGCAAAGCTTCATATGGACAAACGCCTCACGTGCACTTTGAAATTGTACCAATTACAGAAGATGGACGATTAAGTGCTAAAGATGTTGTAGGTAATAAAAAAGCATTAGCAAGCTTTCAAGATAAATTTAATGAGTATGTAAATGAACGTGGTTATGAATTAGAACAAGGAACTTCAAGAGAATTAACAAATAGACAACACGATCAAGTTAATAGTTATAAACAAAAAACAGAATATCATAAGAAAGAATATGAACGTAGGTATAAAATTCAGCCCATATAA